GCAGATTCGGCTGACAACTCTATTTCGTTTGCCGATTCTGTTGAGAGATTTGCATATGATGAGGTGCTGGACGCAATCGACGCTGCACCAACTATCGACCCGGAAGCGCTGCAGCCGGTTTCTGAGTGGGAGTTGAATCCGTACAGATTTTCATGTGAGCACTTTCGGTGCAAGAAATGCCACCACATTGACTGTGTGGCAGACAAATACTGCGGTGAGTGTGGCTCCAAGATGAAAAACGCCGGTGTAAAACCGGAGGATATGCCAATTCCGACAGAAACTATTCAAAAAAACAACACAAGTCCTGAGTGGACTGCATTGTGAGGAGGAAAAATATGTTTCCACAGAGAAGAATAACGACCGACACACCGGACGGAAATTACTCGCAGGCTCTTAATCTCTTTGTGCTCGGCGAGGACGGATGGGTGCAGATGCCCAGCAGGGATATAAGTCTTAATGACTACATGAAGCAGCTTATTAAGGCACACAATGCAGATATCGACACCGATAAAACGCAGGAGGAGTTCGATATGATCCTGTTCGAGCACCTGTTCGACGGCCCGGAGACTATCGAAGGACTGCTGGCGGAGCACTACACACTGTCGTGGGCTCTTGCTACCGTTCGGGAGAGGCTCAAAAAATACGAGGACGCAGGCATCCCGGAAACCATGCTTAATGCGTTTGCGGCCGATGGAAAAATTCACACGTTACAGGACGTGAAGGATTTTATTGACGCCATGCCAAACGCAGCTCCAAAACCCCGGCGAGCCGGACAGGAGGATAAAAATGGATGAAACAATGACCGGCGTTTTCAAGTGCCGCTGCTGTGGAGCGGAAATCAAGGAAAAGACGAGCATTAAAGGGGCTGTTGCTTGGGCAATTAGAGATATGATAGACGAGCCTTGCGACGCTCAATCGACTACTGCTATTCCAAGATCGTCCCTTCCGGAACGGTTTATCATTCACTGGTGCGAAAAGACAAGATTTTGCGTCTGCGATCTTATCGGATGGGAAATAGAGGAGGGAGACAATGACCCGCACATGGACACCTGAAAGCGAGCAGCCAAAGCCGAGCGCCGGCGTGGACTACCACGAAGTAAAGGCGTGGTTCCAGCAGTGCCGGGATATGGCTGCGGCGGTTGAAGCCCAAAAACAGAAGATCCAGCGCATCCGAGAGGTTGCCGAAAAGACCACACCGAGCCTGAACGAGATGCCCGGCGGCGGTGGTGCCGGTGACAAGGTTGGGCTTGCTGCAGCAGATATCACGGACGAGCAGCGCCGTCTGCAGCAGATGGAAACAGACCTGTGCCTGCTGCGCATTGAAGCCACCCGGCGGGCGTACTGTATCACGGCAAGCAAATCCAGCAAAAAACAGGCTGACTGCCTGTGCCTGTACTACGTCAAGAACAAAAAGCAACGCGAGGTCTGCGAGGAGCTGGGGCTATCGGAAGAAAACCAGGTCTCCATCTACATCAAGTGGGGCAGCATCTATCTGGCAGAGATTTGGGACAGCTTCGGCAATGTTGCACAAACCGCACAAAACCCGCCCTGATTTTTTGCAATGCACCTTCATACTGAAAATATCCAACTAAAACAGGCATTGTGCTAAAATTGGTATAAGCGGAACCGCCGAAAGCGGTGAGACGCTTGCCACGCAGTCTCCGAAACGAATTCCCCCAAATGCTTCCTCCCAAGGCTTGACCGGCATTTTTCTTCCTCTCGTTTCGTGGGCTGCTTCTATGCCGTTATAGCTCAATTGGCAGAGCGCCGCCGAGTTAAGGCGGGACAACGTTGGTGACACATCTCGGACATCACTGCGCACTTAACCAATGCGCATATGCAGCCTTGATGGTGCCGGTTCGAATCCGGTTAACGGCTCCGACACGCTGCTCTCCCGAAGCAGCGACCACCTGACGCATGGGCTGACATCCCGCTTGTGGCTGCGTGTAGAGCGGCAGGGTATCCTTACCTGTCCTCACAACCTCCGCACGCACCGGAGGCCACATAATCCGTACACCGGTTTCCATAATTCCCCCGGCAGGATGTGCGTCAACAGAACCAGCATGGAAACGTGCTGGTTTTTATTTTGTTATATGCCGCCTGAGCGCAGTTTGGAGCGCGACGCGTGTGTGTAGACACGGCTGGTTCGATTCCAAGGGCGGCTAGCGTGATTTTAGAGTGTCCACAGTGGACACTTTTGGAGAGGAGGCATACAAATGTTTGAGCGATTGAAAGAACTGATTTGCGACATGGCAAAGTTTTTGACGCGTCTCGGCGCTGGCCTTATCCTCTCTGCCTTACCGATCAGCAACAAAGAAAGCCACTTTGTGCGCTATGCGCGGCGTTTCGGTTTCCGTGCAGACCACACAAAACGCGAGCCTCGGGCAGAGATCGGAGGCCGTGGCTGTATCCAAGGAGCGCGGCCTGTTATCCGCGCAGATTAGCAAAAGCTGCTGATCCAATTTATTCCGAAAATATTTTTACCCGCCTGTTATGAATGATGTGCACCGTGCATTGCAGGCGGGCATTCTTTTACGCTGCGTTAGCTCAACAGGCAGAGCATCCGGCTCATAACCGGGTAGTTGCAGGTTCGATTCCTGCAAGCGGCATGATATATTCCCGTAGCTCAATTGGTAGAGCGCTGGTCTCCAAAACCAGAGGCTGCAGGCTCAGTCCCTGCCGGGAATGCCAGCTGCGTACCCTGTGAGGGGGCTGCGCAGATAGCCGGGCATCTGGCGGCGAAAGTACCGGATGCAGCGGCGCTCCACCGTTTACGTTGTCCGAGAAACTGAATGTATACCGGGAGCGCTGCTTATTTTGATATTCTGACCGTTCGGATTTCCGGGCGGTTTTTCTTTTGCATGATTTTAGAGAGGTGGTGGCGGTGAGTGCGAAGCGGCTGACAGACAGACAAAAAAAGAAGATCGTTGCTGACTATGTGCAGCTGCAGAGCTACGCCAGAGCCGCCAAACTGAACGACGTGGCAGAAAGCACCGTGCGGAAAATCGTGAAAGATAATCCCAAGTGTGCGGATTTGTGCGCCTTAAAAAAAGAGCAGAACACGCAGGACATGCTTTCCTACTTAGGCAGCAAGCGAGGAGAAGCGCAGGATCTTCTCGGGCTGTACCTTCAGGCGATGGCAGACCCTGACAAGATCGCAGAGGCAACGCTGCCGCAGCTGTCAACGGCGTTTGGAACCATCGTGGACAAGTTTGCTATGCTGGGAGACCAGAGCTGCATAGAAGCCCCGGACGATGGCCTGCTTGAGGCCCTGAGCGCTGCCGCAGACATCAGCCCGCCGGATGACGTGGAGATGCTGCCAGAGGAAGAGGACGACAATGCGGAAAAGTAACGGTTTTCGCTGGAAAGCCCTCAGCCAGCGGCAAAAGCAGGTCTTGAGCTGGTGGGCACCGCAGAGCGCATACAGCGGTTACAACGGCATTATTGCCGATGGCGCTATCCGCTCGGGCAAGACCTTTGCCATGAGCTTTTCTTTTGTGCAGTGGGCTATGACCTGTTACAGCGGCCAGCAGTTTGCCATGTGCGGAAAGACCATCGCCAGCTTCCGGCGCAACGTGCTGGGCACACTCAAGCAGCAGCTTGCAGCCCGTTGTTACAACGTCAAGGAGCATCGGGCAGAAAACTGCATGACCGTCAGCAAGGGTGGCAAAGTTAACGAGTTTTACTTTTTCGGCGGCAAGGACGAGAGCAGCCAAGACCTGATTCAGGGCATCACCCTTGCCGGGGCATTCTTCGACGAGGTTGCCCTGATGCCGCAGAGCTTCGTCAATCAGGCCACAGCCCGTTGCTCTGTCACCGGGTCAAAGTTCTGGTTCAACTGCAACCCGGGCAGCCCGCAACATTGGTTTTATATCGAGTGGGTGCGGAAATGCCGTTCCCGCAAGATGATGTATCTCCATTTCACGATGGACGACAACCTGTCACTTTCCGAGGACATCAAGGCCAGATACCGCAGCCAGTACAGTGGCGTTTTCTATCAGCGCTACATTCTGGGACTGTGGACGGTGGCTGAGGGCCTTGTATATGATATGTTCGACCGCAAGAAGCACGCCATTGACGTACTGCCGAAGCTTTCGTCAAAGAGCGCCTATGTGGCGTGCGACTTTGGCACACAGAACGCAACGGTTTTTTTGCTGCTCCAGAAGCAGGCGGATGCAGACTGCTGGATCGTCACCCGGGAGTACTACTACAGCGGCCGCGAACAGAAACGCCAGAAGACCGTGGGCGAGTACGTCACAGACCTCAAGGCGTGGCTGAACGGGCTCAAGCCGGAAAGGGTCATCGTTGACCCCTCTGCCCTGCCCCTGATTACAGAGCTGCGCAAGAACGGCTTTACCCAGACCTCCGCAAATAACGACGTCCTGAGCGGCATTCTGGACGTGCAGACCATGCTGCAGACCGGGCGGCTGAAGATCTACAAAGACTGCAAGCACACGCTGGAAGAGTTCGGCGTGTACGCTTGGGATCCAGACAAAGACGACACCGTGCTGAAGGTCAACGACCACTGCATGGACGCTATCCGCTATTTCGTGCGCACAAAGCGCCTTGTAAAACTGAGGGATTGATTTTGAGCACTGTATATACATTCCAGACCTTTCAGCAGGCGCAAGCCGCCGGGGAACAGCCTGATTTCATCAGGCGGTTCGTGCAGCAGCACTGCGCTTCCGGGCCTTACAAGATGGCTCTGGACGCCGACCTGTACGATGCCCAGAAAAATCAGGGAGCTGAACGCTTCGCACAGACTTACGCTTTGATGCTGAAACGCCTGTCCAAAAACACCAAGCCGGACACCCCACACCCCGATATGGTCAAGAGCAATCTTTTCCGGCGGCTCAACAAGCAGCGGGCAACCTACTCTTTAGGCAACGGCGTGGTCTTTGCGGACGATGGTGTGGACAAAGAAAGGCTGGGGCAAAGCTTTGATGAGCAGATTCAGAAGGCCGGATATTTCGCCCTGATCCACGGTGAGAGCTTTGGCTTCTGGAACAACGACCATCTTGTGATTTTCAAGCTGACCGAGTTTGCGCCCCTGTACGATGAAAAGACAGGCCTTTTGCAGGCAGGCGTGCGCTTCTGGCGGCTGAACCCGGACACGGATATGCACTACATCCTGTACGAGCTGGACGGCTTTACCGAGTACACGGAAAGCCGAATCGGCAATGTGATGCAGGAGACAACGCCGAAGCAGGCATACAAGAGCGTGATCATCACCACACCCGGCGGCGGGCTGGAAAGCGTAGAAGGAGAAAACTACAGTGCTCTTCCCATTGTGCCGCTGTGGGGCTCAGACCTGCACCAGAGCACCCTTGTGGGGCTGAAAGCCTACATTGACAACACCGATCTGGTGATGTCTGGCTTCTGCAATGACCTGCAGGACTGCGCGCAGATTTACTGGCTGTGCGAGAACTTCAACGGCATGACCGATGATGAACTCGTGGAGTACCTCACCAAGCTGAATCTGTACCACATTGCAGGTGCAGACACCAGCGAGGGCGGCAAGATCACTCCATACACCACCGAGATTCCTGTGACGGCACGGCAGACTCTTTTGGAGCTGCTCCACACCCGGGTGTATGAGGACTTCGGCGGTCTGGATGTGCACTGTGTCAGCGCGGACAGCACCAACGACCATCTGGATGCAGCCTATGAGCCGCTGAACCAGAATGCAGACGACTTCGAGGCTCAGGTCAAGCCGTTCATCCGGCAGATCTGCGCACTGGCTGGCTTTGACAACGCTATGCCGACATTCAACCGCAGCAAGATCACCAACACAGCTGAGCAGGTGGACATGGTGATTGCAGAAGCGACCATCATCGGCGACGAGATGGCAATAGACCTGCTGCCCAACCTGACCCCGGAGCAGAAGGAACAGGCCAAGGCCGCACTGATGGCAGAGAGCGCAACGCGGGAGACCGTGGACGAGGAAGAGGAAGAGGAGGACAACCACGATGGCGGTAAATGAATCGTATGAAGATTTCGTGGAAAAATTCAAGCCGAAAAAGACCACGGACGACTGCTATACACCGCCCGGCGTGTACGCTGTCATCAAGGACTGGGCCTGCAAGGAGTACGGCATCGACCCAGCCAAAATTGTACGCCCATTTTACCCCGGCGGCGATTATGAGAATTTCGACTACCCGGAGGGTGCCGTTGTTCTGGACAACCCACCGTTTTCAATCCTGTCCCGAATCTGCGGGTTCTATCTCGATTGTGGCATTCCGTTCTTCCTATTCGCTCCATCTTTGACAGCGCTTTCTGGAAGGGCAAATAATATGCGGATGAACCATATCATTTGCGACTGTAGTATCGAGTACGAAAACGGTGCAATCGTCCGAACAAGTTTTGTAACCAGCTACGGCGGGGACATCATAGCACAGACAGAACCTCGCCTGACGAAACTGGTAAACGATGAGGTAGAGCGCCTGCGACGCACCAAAACGGTACAGCTGCCAAAGTATACATACCCGGATCATATTGCGACGGCTGCAATGCTCCAACGATACAGCCATTACGGTGTGGATTTCAAAATTCACAAAAAGGACTGCGCTCCGATTTATGCGCTGGACGCACAACACTCCACGGGGAAATCTATTTTTGGCGGAGGCCTGTTGCTGTCTGACCGCCTCGCCGCAGAGCACGCCGCTGTCAGGAAGGCTGCGGCTGGAAAGGCTGCGGCTACAAAATGGGAATTGTCCACACGCGAGCGCGACGTGGAGCATCTGAACAGCCATGAAACAAACTGACCTTGACCGCATCTCCACCCGGCAGCTGAACAGGCTGCGCCGCCGCATTTTGCGGGTCTACGGCACCGCCCGCCAGGAAATGACCGAGCAGCTGACTGAGTTTCTGGAGCATTACCAGAAGCTGGACGCCTACAAGCGGGAGCAGCTGGAAGCCGGGAAGATCACCGAGAGCGACTACCGCACATGGCTGCGCAATCAGGTGTTTCAGTCCGAGATGATGCACCAGAAGCTGGACAACATCACCCAGACGTGCACCACAGCCCAGCAGACGGCATACAAGCTGGCGCGAGATGAACAGTACGATATCTTTGCCCTTGGCGCAAACTGGGCGTTCTACGAGCTGGAACAGGCCGCAGGCGTGACGTTCAATCTGACCTTGTACAACACCGAAGCGGTCAAGCGGCTGCTGCTGGAAAACCCCAAGTTGGTGCCAAACAAGCGCATCAAGAGCGAGAGCAACAAGACCTACGACGCCCGGGTGTTCAACCGGTACGTCATGCAGGGCATCGTGCAGGGCAAGAGCGTCCACGACATCGCCGTGCAGGCTGTGAAAGGCATGGCAGACACCGAGGTGCACTGGGCGATGAACAACGCCATCACAGCCCTTACAGGCGCACAGAACGCCGGGACGATGCAGCAGCTGCGCAATGCTCAAGTCCTTGGCATTGAGGTGCAGAAGCGCTGGAACAGCACTTTGGACTACCGCACCCGTGAGATGCACCGGCTGCTGGATCAGGAGACCGCCGCACTAGATGAGCCTTTCAAGGTGCAGGGCTACGAGATCCAGTACCCGGGAGACCCCAACGCAGCGCCTGAAATGGTCTATCACTGCCGCTGTAAGGTGACCGGGGCGCTTGTAAAGTACCCCCGGCAGAACGCTATGCGGCGGGACAACACGACAAAAGAGGTCACATCTGACCTGACCTATACCGAGTGGTACAAAGCAAAGGGTGGCACTGAAAAAGAGCAGATGTGGTGGGAGGAAGAACGAAAGCGCAGAAAGGAGAGTACCAAGAATGAGTAAACGTGGCTCTGGAAGTTCCACAAGGGCAAGTGGTGGGAAAACTACGCTTGATGAATTTCTTGCAAAGCGCGGTTTAAGTTCGCCTATCAGCGACTATATGGATGATAAACTGCGTATCCCTCATGGCTTGACACGCAGACAGACCGAGAAAATGCAAAAAGAAGCCCATGAAGCCGCTGCACAATATTCCGCAAAAAGAGAAGCTGCTATTGCAGAATACAAAGCGGGCGTTGCATCTGGCGCAATCAAAGAAAAAAGCCGTGTTGAAGTTTTGATGGGCAAGGCAAAGGGGCATCCCGACAACCCATCAACGCAGGCCGCACGCCGTGCGCTGGAAAAACGTGGTTACAACTGGAAAACAGGACGAAAGCTCAAGAAAAAGTAAGGTTTGGAGGGATGAACCGTGATTCTGCCGATGGAAAACACCGAGAAAATGATTTTTCCAGGCGTGGGCAAGTATGGCATCCCTGAAATCAAGCCAGAAACGGACATCCGCATTGACAAGCTGGAATGGATCCCGGTCAATTATGCGCTGACCGCCAAAGACAAGGCCACAAAAGGCGTGCATTTTTACAAGGACGATTACCAGTTTGAACGGTTCTGGAATAACCCAGACAAATACATTCCCCTTTTGCAGCAGTTCGGCGCGGTATGTTCGCCGGATTTTTCCTTGTACAGTGATATGCCGCTTGCGGTGCAGCTTTTCATGCACTACAAAAAGCACTGGCTTGCCGCATACTGGCAGGCGCACGGAATCCGCGTCATTCCAACGCTCTGCTGGTGCGGAGAGCAAAGCTATGACTGGTGCTTTGACGGAGAGCCCAGAAACGCCATCGTGAGCATTTCGAGCCACGGCACACAGTCTGACCCATACGAAGCAGAATGCTTTGCTAAGCACTGCCGTAAGGCGCTGGAAGTGCTGCAACCGAGCGGCATCTTGTGGTACGGCAAATGCCCGGCGGAGTTTGACTGGAATGTCACAAAAATTAAGCCATTTCAATACGAAAGGAGGCACTACCGTGAGTAAAAGAGGTTCTGGCAGTTCCGCGAGAGCGGGCGGCGGCGGCGGAGCTGCCGCAAAATAAAAAGAGCTTTTTACTGTTGGAAAAGACGGTGTGCGGACATACGATGATTCGGAGAAAGAACCCGGAAAAGAGCGGATGCTTTCTAAGCATAGTACCGAAGCTATGAAAGAATTTAGAAGCCTGAGCGATGTTCATTGTGAGTGGAATAAAGGATTTGACGTGCTTGAGGGCGATAAAAAGCCTGTAAGCATGAAAAGAAGCCAGCAGTGGGACTATCTGAAAAACCACAACATAAACTCTTTTATTCTCAGAGTTCCAGAGGGACAAACGAAAAGAGCGCTCAAGCAAATGGAAGACTACGGCTATCACGTTGTCGCAAAACTGGCATCAAATTCAAAAGACAAGCGCATTTTTGACGATAACGAATTTTATATGTCCAAAAAGAAAATGCAGCGGCTTGGTCTGGATTTCAAGGTAGAAACTTATTGGAAAAAAGGATGGAAAGGCTGATGCAGGGTGAAATTTAATTATGACATTAAATTCACTGACAACACCCCGCAGCTGCTTGAAGCGCTGGAAGCGTGGGTGGAGCGGGTGCTGACCATCTGGGGCATGAAGGTGCAGGACTACGCGCAGCTTCTTGTGCCCACCGGAACGGCAGACAGCACCGGCATAGAGGGCTATGTTGGCGGCGCGCTGAAAGCATCCCTTACCTACGTTGTATCTGCGGCGCAAAAGACCGTGACCATCGGCTCAAACCTGTTTTACAGCGTCTATGTGGAGTTGGGCACCGGTATTTTTGCAGAGAAGGGCAACGGACGCAAAACGCCGTGGGTCTGGCAAGACTTCAACGGCAAGTGGCACTTTACCCGTGGCATGGCTCCCCGCCCCTTCCTGCGCCCGGCGGTGGAAAATCATATCAAAGAACTGCAAGAGATTGCAGTAGAGGAAGGAAACAAGGAGGCATAAAAACATGACAGAACTTGAAACTTTGAGTGCACGGCTTGAAGCTGCTGCTAAAAGGCAGATGGAAGCTGATGAAGCATATCACAAAGCCGCCGAAGAGGTGGAAAGCATAAAGGCAGAAATGGTGAGAGTAAAAAACAAGCGAGAAAAAGAACTTCAAACAATTTGCTTGGGGTATCTTCTCTACCTCTAAAATTTAATACCTAGCGGTTGGCGCACAGCGTCAGCCGATTTTTTATGCCGTTTTCGCACAACTGGCAGAGCATCCGGCTCATAACCGGGTAGTTGCAGGTTCGACCCCTGCAAGCGGCACCACACCGGCAGCACGTCCGGAAAAATAACCTGATTGCCAAGCATGGCAGCCCAAGCAAGGGCAGAAAGGACACACACATGGCACTCAAAAGAGCAGATATCCGCAAGATTCTGGAAAACGCCGAAACCTCCAACGATGACAAGGCAAAAGCCATTCTGGACGCCTTGCACGAGGAGACCGATGCCCTCCGGGACGAGCTGGATACCGAGAAAAACGCCCGCGTTGCAGCGGAAAAGGAACGGGACGCAGCCAACAGCGGTAAGCAGACCGCAGAGCAGGCGCTGACCGACTACAAGACCCAGCAGACCGCAAAGGAATCAAGAGCCGCCAAGGAATCAAAGTTCCGGGAGCAGCTCAAGGCCGCAGGCGTGCTGGAAAAGTACTTTGACCGCATTGTGCGCTTGTCCGGCGAGGACATCGACAAGATGGAACTGGACAGCAAGGGCAACGTGAAGAACGCGGACAAGCTGGCTGAGAGCCTGAAAACCGATTGGAGCGACTATGTGGGCAGCACCACCACCAAGGGCGCACAGGTGGACAACCCGCCCGCAAACACCGGCTCCAAAATGACCAAAGAACAAATCATCAACATCAAAGACGCAACCGAGCGTCAGGCAGCCATCGCGGCAAATCCTGAAGCGTTCGGACTTGCAGCAAAGGAGTAACACATGGCAGCACCCGAAAATCTGACTACCGCATCTCAGATTACCACCACTATCCGCGAAATCGACTTCGTGACCCAGTTCCAGAAGAATTGGGACGCGCTGCGCACCATTCTGGGCATCTCGCGCCCCATCCGCAAGGCACCCGGCACTAGGCTGGTATCCTACAAAGCCACCGTTGACGGCGGCCTGCAGGGCGGCACCGCTGTGGGCGAGGGCGAGGACATCCCACTGACCAAGACCAAGGTCGAGCCTGTGACCTATGCCGACATCGAACTTGGCAAGTGGGCTAAGGCCGTTTCCATCGAAGCCGTCACCAAGTACGGCGCAGAAGTGGCCGTGGATCGCACCAATATCGCTTTCCGTAACGAGCTTCAGAAGAAGGTTCTGACCGACTTCTACACCTTCCTCAAGACCGGCAAGCTGGTCGGCACGCAGAAGACCTGGCAGCGTGCGCTGGCTATCGCAAAGGGCGCAGTCCTGAAGCGCTTTGCAAACGACAATCTGGACGTGACCGAGGTCGTGGGCTTTGCCAACATCATGGACTTCTACGACTATCTGGGTGACAAGGAAATCACCGTTCAGACCGAGTTTGGTCTGAACTATGTGAAGAACTTCCTCGGCTACAGCACCCTGTTCCTTCTGCCTGACGCTTTCATCGAGCAGAAGAAGGTGATTGCCGTCCCTGTGGAAAACATCGACCTGTACTACGTTGACCCCGCAGACCGCGACTACGCCACCATGGGCGCAAACTACACCGTTTCCGGTGAGACCAATCTGCTGGGCTATCACACCGAGTACAACTACAAGAACGCCACCACCACCAACTACGCCATCATGGGCATGAAGCTGTGGGCAGAGTATCTGGACGGTATCGCGGTCGTGACTGTCGGCGCGTCCAACACCGAGCCTGCCGTTGCGGCGTCTGAACTCGGCGGCTGATACGAAATAAGGAGGTGACCCCGCATGACTGTGCCAGAGCTGTGCGTTTACACGCACAATTTTTTTGACCGGTACGATGACCCCACCGCCGGGGAATTTACCTTTACGGCAGATACTGTCCCCGCTGGAGTGTCCGCCGGGCAGTATTTCCTTGTGTGCGGGTCTATCTTTAACGACGGCGTGCACAAGGCGGGAGACGGAGACCTTACCCCGGAAACCTTCACCGGCACGGTGCAGCCTATGCGCGTCCCTCCTGATTTTGTGGCGCTTGCCCAGAAGATCACCGACTACGATGCAGCCACCCCCGGCGGTGGGCGCTATGTTTCCCAGTCCTTCAACGGCTGGAGCGGCACCATGGCCACCGGCACGGACGGCTTGCCCGCAGACGGCTGCACCCACTACCGCCGGGAAATCAACCAATGGAGGAAACTGTAATGCCTGTAAACGATTTCACTAAATTCACCGTGATGGAGAATTTCACAAAGAAGTTCTGCTTTATGGTCAAAAAGCTGGTATCGGACGGCCTGTTTGGCTCTACTACCACATGGGAGGACGGCATGGAGTTCCTTGCCATCGAACGCCATGACCAGACCATTGAAGCACAGCAGGCAGAGCAGCAGGGCACGGCATCCACCTACTCCCTCTATGTGGATAAGGACATCAAGCTGTCCCCCTTCGACCGCATCAAGCGGCTGGACGATGGGCAGACCTACGAGGTTACCACCGCGAGCAGCGACAAGATTTCCCCCGCCGAAAGCCAGATGAATCTTGCCGTTGTGCAGTGCAAAAAGGTGGTGCTTTCCTGATGGGCGCAGAAGAAGCCATTACCACGGCGCTGAACAGCTTTTTTACGATGTTCGATGTTCCTGTATACCCAGAGGATTCCGTGCCGCCGGGCTCTTCCCTACCCTATATCACGGTGAAGCTGGTCATTCCTAAGGGATTTGACGAGAGCAGCACCTTCCATGCGCGGCTGTGGTATCCGGTAGACGGCGGCAAGCTGCCCCTCATCCGCAAAGCCGATGAAATCCGCGCTGCCATTGGCGATTGGCTTACCATCGAGTGCGAGGGCGGCGCAATTCTTTTGTGTGCGGGCAATCCGTGGGCGCAGCCTATGGGCAACCCGCCGGAAAAATACCTGTGCACATACCTTATTTTTGACGTCACATCCTTTGTGGTGTGAGAAAGGATAACACATGAACAAAATGTATCATGCCATTTCGGCAGATGCTTTCAAAAAGCTTCAGTTTCAGGCCGGTGCACTGCTCAAGAAGTTCGACCCGACGGGCGCTGCCCCCATTGCAGCGGAGGATATGATCTGCCTGACTTCCGGCGGTATCACCGTCAGCTGCAAGCCCAACGCCATTGATCTGGGCGATGGTCTGGACGAGGTGCCCGAGAACACTTGGCAGTTGAAGCACATCACCAATTGGGATTGTGGCCTGTCTACCACCTGCATGACCGTGAGCGCCGACACCATCAAGCTGGAGTTGGGCGCTGCAGACGTGGAAACGGAAACCAACAAGATCACCGTGCGTGAGGATTACAAGGATGCGGACTTCCAGGATATCTGGTGGCACGGCAATCTGATTGGCGGCGGCTATGCTGCGGTCAAGCTGATGAAGGCCGTGAGCGATGGCGGCCTTGAACTGAAAACCACCAAGGACGGCAAGGGCAACCTCAACCTGAGCCTGAAGGGCCACTACGACATGACCGACACCAGCAAGGTGCCTATGGAGTTCTACGTCAAGGAGGCAGAGTAATGATCCTTACCATCAATCTTGACCCCGTGGAAGCCCTGCCCAAGCTGTATGACGCGGTGGACGGCATCACCCGCATGATCATGGACGCAAAGGACAACGTGGATAACCCGGAGACCAAAGCCGCCCGGGAGACCATTGTTGCCAACGCCATGAAGCTGCTGGGTGCAGAGCCTTCCGAAACCGCAGAGGGCAAGAAAAAGCTGACCCCGCGCGAGTTTGCGCTGGCTGCGCTGGACTTTATCAAGCCCCTGATGAAGCTTGACCCGCAGCGCACCATGAACGCCCTACACCAGCTGTACACGCTGGAAAAGGGCGAGAAGGACACCCTGCCCAAGGCGTTCACCGCGCTTACCAAGTCCGTGATGCAGGAGGACATGCAGGATTTTTTGTCATCGCTGGCCGACTTGAACGGCCTGAGTTTTGGCACTACCTCTGCCGAGCCGACCTCCAGCATCTCCGCGCCTACGGAATAAAGTATTTCGTCTGGTTCGTCATCAGCGAGATGCGCGAACGCCACCGCACAAAGGCATACCAGCTTTATACGGCTGATATGCTTTTTCTTTGTGCTGTATCGCTGGGGCAGCAGGTGGAGCAGTCCTTCAGCGAGATCATGGCAGAGTACGACAAGCCGCTATCCCAGCGCCGCCACGAGACCACGCTGGAAGAAGCGCAGGCGTGCTGGGAAAAGACGCTTGCAGACAGTAAAAAAGCCGCAGAGCAGAACGGAGGTGGTGAGACCTGAACATTTTCAATTTGATGGCCACTTTGGGGCTTGATACCTCCGAGTATGAGCAGGGCATCGAGCAGGCCCAAAAAGAGACGCAAAGCGCCGCAAACTCGCTGAACCGCAGCGCAAACACCGCCGGGAGCGGCGTTTCAGGCATGGCAAGCCAGTTTGCAGCAGCCAGCGCAAAAGCAACTGTCCTTGCAAATATGCTTACCTCGCTCGGAACAAAGGCGGTAAGCTTTGCAAAGGGCTTTGTGGAGATGGGCATTTCTTATAACGCCCAGATAGAAAAGTACACCACCGGCTTTACCAATATGTTGGGCAGCGCACAGGCCGCGCAGGAAGCCATGCAGGCCATTGAGGAGGACGCAGCCCGCACCCCGTTTGACGTGGCGTCTCTGACGCAGGCAAATCAGCTGCTCATCAGCGCGGGCGAAAACGCCGCGTATTCCCGCAAGGTCATCAATGCACTGGGCGATGCCGTTTCTGCCACTGGCGGCGGTAACGCCGAACTATCCCGCATGGCTGCAAACCTGCAGCAGATCGCAAACGTGGGCAAGGCTGCAACGATAGACATCAAGCAGTTTGCCTATGCGGGCATCAATATCTACCAGATTTTGGCAGACTACACCGGCAAATCGGTGCAGGAAGTCCAGAAGATGACCATCAGCTACGACCTTCTTTCGCAGGCGCTTATAGCCGCCAGCGAGGAGGGCGGGCGTTACTATAACGCCATGGACACCCAGAGCCAGACCATGAACGGGCGTATATCCACCCTGAAGGATAACGTCAGCCAGCTGGCCGGACTTATGACCGGCGACCTTTCCTCCGGCATCGGCGTTGTAATAGGCCACCTGAACGACATGGTTGTCGCAGCACAGGAAGCCTACAAAGAGGACGGCTGGAAGGGTCTCGGGAACGCAATTCTTGAGCTGGATAATCCAATCAGTGCCATCATCAAAAAGTTTGGGCAGCTTGGCAGCGCGGCTGTTAGTGCACTGGATAAGGCAAGCTACTATCTTAACAAGGCACTTGGAAAAAATGCTTACGCAGGGTACGACAACTACGACGACTACAAGTCAGACAAGCAAAAGCAAAGCAACAGGGACCGGCTACGGCAGAATGCTCTTTCCGGCAAAAGCGTAAGCAACAAAAGTTGGTCTGAGCGTCAGGCAGAAGCAGCGGCCGCGAGTGGAAGCGGCGGCAGCTCCATCGTTACAAGTCCTTCCAGTTCCTCCGGCAAGAGCACCGGCGCAAAATCCAAAACCGAAACCGTCATAGCGTCCGTGACGCACACCGCAACCACCACCGCACAGAACGCGCTGGGCGCTGTGACAACGAGCGTTGAGACACTGCAGGAGAAGGTCAAGGACGCAGCGGGCAAAATCAAAGACCGCGTGACCGAGACCACTACCGAGACCGGTAAAGAGATGGTCAACGGCGTTGCTACCACCTATACGCTTGTGACCAAGAAAGTTACGGACACGAACGGCAAGATAAGCACCACGACCAAGAAGGTCTACGCCGATATGTCCAAGACCCTGCTTGGCACCCTGACCACCATTGCGGAAAAGACCTTCAACGGCATCACCACCACCACGCAGCAGGCCGTGGAGACCTACGCGGACGGAAGCCAGCACATCAAGACAACTGCCACCGAGACCGGCGAGCGCATCGTGGACGGCGTGCGGCAGACCTACACCAAGATCATCAGCTACGTTGACGGCGTGCAGGACAAGGTGACAGAGACCGCGCAGAACATCGACAAGAGCATCAAGGCGACCCAAAAGCGCATTGAGGAGAATCTGAGCAAGGCACAGCAGCAGTTCAACAGCGGGATCTTCAAACTGGGTAAAAACCTGTACACCGACCTCAAAAATCAGGACTTGGCGGCGCTTGGTCTGGATATCGTCAACATGATGTGGGGCGAGGTGTCACAGGAGCAGCGCGAAGTCCTGTCCGACTGGGCAAACAAGGCGCTGGAAGCCATCAACGAGGCGTATTCCGGCGGCGGTCTGAGCGAGGCGTTCAACGCTTTTAAGCAGATCATGTCCAACGGCATCAAAGCAGATGCAAACGGCGTCACAACGGACGTTAAGGGCTTGAGCAAAGTGTTTCAGGATCTGGGCATCAATGTTTCCGACGTTGGCAGCAAGATCATGGGCGTGCTGAACACCATTGGCTCCGGCATGGGCAGCTTTGCCCTCAACGCGGGCACGGATATTGCAAACCTTGCCGGGAGCATGGGCAGTCTGGGCACAATCGCAGAGGGCGTAGGCGGGCTGATTGCAAAGGTGGGCAGCCTGATTATCTCGAACCCGGAAGTTGCCGCGATCATCGCCATTGTGGCGGGCGTGGCGGCGCTGGGCGTTGCGATTTTTGCGAAGTTCGGCAAGGGCAAGAGCAGCGGCACTACCAGCACGCAAAAAGCACCATCCTACAAGGACATTCAGGACGCCTACTGGTACGGTAACGAGCGTGCCTTTGCGGGCTACGATTACCGCACCGATCCCTACGTCATGAACCCGGACAACAATGCCATGCTGGCATATCAGTCCAAAATGCAGGCGCAGATGGAGCGGCTCTACGGTGTGGTTGAGAAATATCTGCCGGAAGCCGGAAACAGCGTGATCGCGCTTGACGGCGAGCAGGTAGGACGCATTATCACCCCAAGCGTAAACAGAAGCCTGGGAGACCTTACAGTGCTGAGCGAACGAGGAAACTGATATGTACGAGATCTACGCATACCCCTACGGCAACCCGGATGCAAAGCTGCTGCTTTATCGTCCCAACGACCCGCAGGCGCTGGTGCTGTCCCCCAAGCTGACCCGCGAGGTCAGCAAGGGCGGCAGCCTTGTTTTTACCATGACGCGGGATCATGCACAGTACGATATGCTGCAAAAGCTGAGCACGGTAGTGCAGGTGCGGCGGGATGGCAAAGAAATCTGGCGTGGACGGGTACTGAAGCATGAAGCCGATTTTTACAACCGGCGGGTGGTGTACTGCGAGGGTGCGCTGAGCTATTTCAACGATAGCAGTATCACCCCCTTTAACTACAAGGGCACGCTGCGCCAGTTTTTGCAGCACCTGATCGACGCACACAACGATCAGGTGAAAAGCAAGATGAAATGCTTCCAGCTTGGCACCGTGACGGCGGCGCTGGGCAACCTTGTGGTGCAGTTCGGCGATGCCGACCAATACGGCGTTGGCGAGGACTACGGCAAAGTGTGGGACATTCTGGACAAGCTGGTGCTCAAGGTGTTCGGCGGTTACTTCTACTGCGGCTTTGACGCGGCTACCGGCTACAACGTGCTGAACTATTGCGATCAGGCAGTGGAAGCCAAGCGGCAGACCGCCCAGAAAATCGAGTACGGACGCAATCTGCTCAACCTGAGCGAAACCACAGACGCCACCGACCTTTATACCCGCATCTATCCTATCGGCAACAAGCACACAGTGGACACCTCCAAGTGGTACTACAAGCTCATGTGGTGGCGGGACCCCTCCAAGGATAAGCACGAAGAGCGTTGGGGCATCATGGAAGCAGATGCCGCTACCGTTGCGCAGTATCTGCCTGCATCGGGCTACTCTTACAACTTGGAAGAGGGCTGGATCCAGAACGACACCGCGGTGCAGAAGTTTGGCATCATTACCCGCATCGTGGAACTTGACACCGACAGCGCAAACGACACCTTTGCAGCCGGTGTGCAGGCATTGCAGCAGAACTACGCTATGAAGACCAGCTACGTCATCCGGGCGGTGGATCTCGTAGACGCAGGCTACGATACAGACCGGCTGGATTTTTCCATGTACTCCCATATTATCAGCAAGCCGCACAGTGTGGATGCCGTCATGCTCTGTACCAAGCTGGTGGAACCGCTGGAAAAGCCTGCGCAGAAAGAGTTCACATTTGGCATGACCCGCCGCACCCTGACAGACCGTCAGGTGGCCAATATGGGCACGACAAATCTGCTGGTGGAAAGCGCTTACACCTCCGAAAAATACCATCAGGATATGCTGAAACGGCTGTTTGCCGCCTCCGAACAGGCAAAAAAGGATTCCGATGAAGCCGCCAAGACCGCCACAAACTTTTTGGAGTACACCCCGCAAAACGGCCTCATTGTCCGGCACGATTCTCTGCCCGGCAAGCAAGTGCAGATCCTGAACGATGGCATCCGGGTCATGGATGGCAGCAGCATGGTCAATATCCAGGCCAACGCCATCTCCATCACGGACGGCATGGGCAGCTGTTCCATCAATAGCGGTTCAATTATTTTCAACGGCATTCGCAACAGTAAAATTTTTGAATGGCCTTATCAAAAGGATTCTCATGGCAACCGAATAGGAGAATTTACTGCACAAACAACAAAAATCGACCTTTCTTCCTACTCGTCTGTAATGCTGGTCTATGACACGCATAAAGACGGAACATGGTTTGCAAGTGGAGGCAGTGCTGGTAGACTTACGGTCGTTCTTCCTGTTAATGGGCAAACGTACTCTTATGCTTATCCGTGGAATACCGTCCATTGGAGAACCGTCAAAGTGAGCGACACGGGAATAACGTTTGGTAGCGGAAACGAAAGAACATCCGACTATAAAAATAACGTTATAACTGGCGTGATACATTTGGAAGTTCCTATTGCTGATGGTGTTACGAAAAACGATGAGGTTTGCCGCCCGTTGGAACTATACGGTTTTATGTGAGGAGAACTATGAAACACTTTAAATTCAAGTGTAAGGTCTGCTCTGATGGGCGGCTGTATGCAGGCGGCTGGTGCCACGAAAGCGTCATTCCGAACCCGCTGCCGCCCGACGAGATTCTTCTGGACGATCTGTGCGGTATCACGCATGGGTTCTACACAGATTATCTCTGGGACGGCGAAAATCTGATCTATCATCCGCCTGAACCATCTGCTGAGCCTGCCCCGGCAGTACAGACTTCCGATGACGGAACCGAGGTGACCTACACATGAGAGACTATGCCGCACTGGAAGCGCTCGCCGCCCAAAACCCCCGCATGAACGATATGCGCATCACAACGCCAAAGGGCACACTCTCCATGCGTTCGGACTTTGGGCTGTGGCTCAAGCGCGGCTCTCCGCAGATCGGCAAGCCCGAAACCGATTCTATGCTTGTTGAGGTGCCCGGCGCAGATTTTCTGCTGGATCTGACCCGCTCGGTGGATGGCAGCGTACACTACAAAAAGCGGAATATCTCGATGGATTTTGTCTGCGACCGGCCTAAAACACAATGGGCATATATCCGGTCTAGACTGGAAGCGTTGCTGCAGGGGCAGTGGCTGCACTTCTATTTTGTCCGGGACGGCGAGGTCTGGGCTGGGCAGCTGGACGTAGAGATGACCCCCGGCGAGTACAAGACTTCCGTGAAAATCACAGCAACCTGTGACCCATGGCCAAAGGAGCGCTACTTTGTTTTGGGCGTTTCCAAGCTTGGCACAGACAAGATTGCATAAGGAGGCAGTATGGGCTATCAAAAACAGAATTTTGTAGACTGTCAGGTTCTGAACAGCGCGCAGCTGAACCACATCGAGGACGGCATTGTGGATTTGGAGAGCAATTCAAACACTACGCTTGCTGGCAAAGCAGATAAATCAGAAGTGCAAGCGAACGCGAAAAGCATTTCCGATGAAACCACCCGCGCCAAGGGCGAGGAGCAGCGCTTGGACACCGCCATCACCGCCGAGACCACCCGCGCGCAGGCAGCGGAAAAAGCCAACGCCGACAACATCGCGGCTGAGGTCGAGCGCGCACAAGCCGCCGAAAGCGCCCTATCCACTAAAATCACGGAAGAAACTGAGCGGGCAAAGGCGGCGGAACAGGCGAACGCGGACGGGATTGCCGCTGAAGCATCCCGCGCCAAGGGCGAGGAACAGCGTTTAGATGCTGCCATCACCGCCGAAACTACCCGCGCGGAACAGGCAGAGCAGGCGCTGGATACGCGCACCACAGCCCTCGAATCCTGCGGATTTGTCGTGCAAAACGGCAAAGTCTGCATGAAATACCGCAAATCCTGAAAGGAGTAACACATGGCTGAAAAGGAAATTAGCACGCAGGTGACTGCCACTGAAGTGACAGAGCCTATCTATCTGGACGAGACCGCCAAAGACAACGGCAGAAAGCTTGACCAGATGACCGCCGCCCTGCTGGGTATGTCCAGCTCGCTGGGCGTGATCGCGCGGGCACAGACCGGCGTGGTGGAGGAGATGGACTATAACGGCATCAAGGCCGTGGTGGCTGCCGGTAACGCACCGGCGGTTTTCCCGGTGGGCACCCAGCTTGTCAACACCTACACCGGCAAGGACGGCAAAGTCTACGACTGCCCGTGGGACGTGGTAAAGACGGACGATATCGCCGAGGGTGAGACTGGTACCACCGCACCCGCAATGGTGCTGCAGATGCACTATGCGTCTCTGGAGAATATCCAGTTTTCCGCATATCAGGCCTTTTACGTTGTGCCCGAGGCCGGTCTGGTGGCTGGTACTTACAACGTCAAGATGGGTCTTGACTGGGGCACGAATGTCAAAAACGGCACCGTCTACCAGTTTACCCTGACCAAGAACGCCCCTGCAGGCGCACGTTTGACCGGCTTCTACAATGCACTGGATACCGCACCTACCAGCTGGAAGGTCTACGTCTACAAAGACCAGAACAAGAGCGAGCTGCTGGAAACCTGCAACGTCTCTGCTGGCAGCGCTGGCACGAATCTCGGCACATTTTTGGCAAAGCCCAACGGCAACCTGAACGGGCTGCACCCCGTTGGCTACGGCGACAACCGGTGGTGGAAGTCCGCGTATCGCCAGTACCTCAACAGCGATGCAGCTGCCGGTGGGTGGTGGACTCCGCAGGATGAATGGGATATGAAGCCCGATCAGGCAGACACCGTGCCCGGCTTCCTTGCGGGCTTCTCTGATGACTTCAAGGCTGCCCTGACCCGCGTGAAGGTCGTGACCTACGGCAACACCGTCACCGATGACGGCAGCGCTGTGGTGACCTATGACAAGATTTTCCTGCCCTCGCTGCAGGAGATCTACTGCTCGCCGCAGGCGTCCGGTGAGGGCACCTACTGGCCGTACTGGAAAGAGCGCACCGGCGCAAAGACCCCGCAGGCTCTGTATAAGATCTACCCGCTGCGCATCACCCGCGATCTGGCACAGCGTACCGTGGGCCGCCATGTGCGGCTGCGCTCTGCGTATCGTGACAACGGCTGCAATGCCTTCGGCGTGAACTCCAGCGGCGGCGTCAACTACTGGGGCGCGATCTACGCGTATCACTGCGTCCCGGCTTGCGAAATGACTACGTTAGGCTAAGGAGGATACTATGAAAATTGTTCACAACACCGGAAGCATTAAGACTCGGCAGGAAGAAGAAAACCGCGCGGCAGACCTTGCCAACGCCGTTGCAAAGGTAGAGTTCCTCTGCCTTTTGGAGGGCGTGCCGGTAGAGGAAACCACCGCAGAACAGGAGGGAATGTTCCATGCGTGAGCACAGCAACGGTTACTTTTTGGCAAAGAAGAACTACGACAACGGAATGTGGAGCAAAGCCATGCTGCAAATGCTGGTAGCCCGCGACCGCCTGACCGCAGCGGAGTATGAAGAGATTACCGGCGAAAAGTATTAAGGAGCATATTATGAGACCTATCATGGACGTTTCCCGCTGGCAGGGCAACATCGACTGGACCAAGGTAAAGGCAAGCGGCCTTGTCTCCGGTGTGATGCTGCGGGCGCTGGGCAACAGCGCGAAAGACGCGCCTAGCAAGCCGTACATCGACCCCACCTTTGAGCGCAACTACCGCGAGTGCCAGCTGTTTGGCATCCCCTGCGGCGTGTACTACTACTGCAAGGCGGTCAACACGGCAGAAGCTGACGCAGAGCTTGCCCTGCTGCGCAAGGTGCTGACCGGCAAGACAGTGCAGTTGCCCGTTGCGGTGGACATTGAGGACAACTATGTGCAGGCTCCGCTCGACAAGCAGACCCTGACCGACATTGCCGCCCACGCGCTGGGCACGGTGGAGCGCTGGGGCTTTTACGCCATGCTATACACCGGGCTTTACTTTGGCCGCGATAACCTGTACATGACCGGGGCAGCGCTCAAGCCGTATGACGTGTGGCTGGCAGCCCACCTCAGCAAAAAGCCCGCACCAGAATGGAGCTTCGGCTTGTGGCAGTACACCAGCAAGGGCAAGATTCCCGGTGTTGTGGACGCGATACCGGGCAAGATTTCCGGCGTGGACTTATCTGTGCCCTACAAGGACTATGCAAAAATTATCGCAAAGAAGGGTCTGACCCGTCTTCGGGAGGGCGCATGAGCGAAGCAATCATCGTGGCAATCATCACCGGCGGTCTGAGCCTGATTGGCGTGATCATCTCCAACAACCGCACCGCTCAGAGCATGGACAAGAGCATGGACGACAAGCTGGACAAGCAGCAGGCCGTCACCGAAACCAAGCTGGAAGAGCTGACCCGCGAAGTCCGGGCGCACAACAACTTTGCCCAGCGCGTACCGGTGCTGGAAGAACAGATCAAGGTGGCAAACCACCGCATCGAAGATCTCGAAAAAGAGAAAGGAGAGTAACACATGGAAGCAATCCTTAACACCGTTCTCACTCCCCTGCCCGCGTGGCTGGCGCTGGTGCTCATCGTTGTGGGCACTGTGTCGCTTGTGCTGGGGCTTATCCGTCTTGGCTACGGCGCAGCGGTCAAGTCGCTGGTGCTTGACCTCATCGACCAAGCAGAGCGTGAGATTCAGGGCACCAAGCGCGGCGCAGAGCGCAAGGCGTGGTGCGTCAAGATGCTGCGCCATTATCTGGATAACAACCGGTGGGGCAAGCTGGTCAGCTGGGCTATTACCGAAGAGACCATGAGCAAGGTCATCCAGTTTTTCTTTGACCGGGCGAGAGCAGCCCTGCAAAAGCAGTAAGGAACGCACCGTGGAAATAAAAAACTTTTTGGTTGCAGAATTTATTTCTATTTTTGCACAGCTTTTGCTATTTACGCCCTTCTTTTTTATATGGAAAAGCGATTGCAAATCTATTGGAAAAGAAAATCTTGCGGTTCCCCTCAAAACCAGGTTTTTATACTGGTGCATTTTCTTTCCATTCTGGGCTATCCCGCTTATTTCTCGCTGAAAGGAGTACATCATGGCAAGCACTACATACCGCCATCTCGGTGACGTCACCGAGATGTACGCCGCACAAGAGCAATTTCGTGACATCACGAAATTGGTGACAAAACGTCACCAGTTTGCCAGCATTGGCAATATGGTGCGCAACGCTGGACAGCTGCCGCAGCCCTTCTGGCTCGGGGTTGGCCGTGGCGGCGGCTCGCGTGGTGCTGCCCGCTGCGCTGCAAGGACTTGACCGACAGAGGATGACCGCCGCCATCAAAAGCGCACCGCTTGGGAGGGTTGACCGTAAGATAGCCTTACTGCGGTACGTTGAGCGGCTCCCGCTGCCGGACATTGCAGCACAGATGCATTACAGTCGGACGGCAATCAGCTACCGGCTGAAAGGCATTGATAGGGTGATAAATATGTGATACAATAACTTTAATTGGGTGCGTTTTCTTGTGAAGCGCATTGAAGCGGCAGGCTTTCGGGTCTGCCGCTTTTCTTTTTGCACGAATTGTGGTATAATAATCTCAACAAATCCACCTGGCCTCTCGAAGAAGCACAAGAGGGTGGATATTTGAAAAGGCTATGTAGCTCAGTTGGTAGAGCAGGGCGCGACCCGCCTATTGCCGCTGGTTCAAGTCCAGCCATAGCAAGCCCGAAAATGCTTGAACGGTTTTGAATAGTGCGCATACGTCAAAATTGCGATAGCAGAAGTAGGCATTTTTAGTTGATACAGTCTCCCGCCCGCCTACTTACAGTGCGTACTATGCGGGAGACGCCTTTAGACTTGAAAGGCTACGGCCTTTGTAGAGAGCGGCATTGCCTGTGGGCAGTTCCGCTCTTGATTTTAGACTTCGCCGTTTTGGCGGCATAAAAAATCCCCCACTTTGCCTACAAAGCACCCCGCGTGGCACGCAGGGCTTCGGCAAAGCAGGGGATTTTTTTGTTTTACAGCAGCTTGTAGTGTTCAGCCAACAAAAAGCGGACGTATGCCGGGCAGCCCCGGCTTCCGGCACACCAGTTCTGCACCGTGCGCAGCGGAATGCCCGCGCATTTTGCAAAAGCGGTCTGCGACATTCCGGTGCGGGAGATCAGCTCCCGCATGGACAGGTTCGCCAGATCCCAGATGACGGACAGCCGCTCCTTTTCGGCGTCTAGGTCGATGCAGCCATCAGCGCCATCCTCGGCGCTGAGCGTCACGTTATTCAGAAAAATCTCCTTTACGGCTCGCGGATTGCTCGCCATAATAAAAAGTTCAGCGTTGCTATACATGGTATCCTCCTTTCAAATGCGGTCTTTCACGGACAGGCTGATTTTGCGCACAAAGCCATCAGGGAACTTCTCACCGCTCCAGAGAGAGCCGAGCTCTCCATCGCTGCCGTTGTCGCGGGGATACTCATAGAAGGCTGTCATGCCCAGACTATCGTTGACGCGGCGCAGCTTCACGATGCGGTCGGGAGCAAGCGCGATTTCCCGGGTAAGCTTGCCGTTTTTGTCCAGTGCATCCTCGCACAGCCACTGAAGCGCCGAGATAAACTCGTCCATCGTGATGGTAGAGTGGGCAGCCCAGTCTTTAAAAATGCGGCTGTCGCCTGCAAGAACGATCTTCTTTTTAGTCTCAAAGCTGGTCATGGTAGCTATTTCCTTTTTTTGTGCGATTTTGGTTTCCTTTACTGTCTATAATATACACCCATTGGGCGCAAAAGTCAAGCTTTTTTCAAAAATATTATACCCGATGAACGTATTTTTGCCCACGCTGCCCTTTTGCAGTGTGGGCGCTTTTTTGTCCTTCGTTGTACCTTCGTTGTCTCTCCCGGTGTGGCATTCTGGTACGATAAACGCAAAAGGAGGAGCGCTCATGTGGCACAAGTTCAACCCAAACCCGCGCGGCAGCAGCGTCGGTGACTGTGCAGTGCGAGCCGTTGCAGCTGCCACCGGGCAAAGCTGGGAGCAGGCATACATAGGGCTTGCGATGATGGGCTACGCACTGGGCGACATGCCAAGCGCCAACCGCACATGGGGCGCGTACCTCCAAAAGCGCGGATTTAAGCGCCGCCTTGTCGAGGCAGACTGCTCCACCTGCTACACCGTGGAGGATTTTGCAAGGGAGTACCCGCGCGGGATCTACGTTCTGGGCTGCTCTGGCCACGTTCTGGCTGTTGTCAATGGCGAGTGGATTGATAGCTGGGACAGTGGCGCAGAGTGCCCGATTTATTACTGGTACAAGGAGGACTAAGCGATGCCATACATTCCATACGGATACCAGCCCGGCTATTATGGGCAGGCAATGCCGGATCAGCTTGCACAGCTGCGGCAGAACGCCTACCAGCAGCCTATGATGGGACAAGCGACGCAGCCGACGCAGGGCACGCCGTCCATCATTTGGGTGCAAGGCGAGGAGGGCGCAAAAGCATACATGGTTGCCGCAGGAAACAGCGTGCTCCTGATGGACAGCGAAAACAGCGCGTTTTACATCAAAAGCACCGATGCAAGCGGTATGCCGCTTCCCCTCCGGGTGTTTGACTACAAGGAGCGCACCACAGCCGCAAAAACGCCGCCACAAACGGCGCAGCAGGCCGGCGGGGAGTTTGTCACCCGGGCAGAGTTTAACGCGCTGGCAGCCCGCTGTGCGGCACTTGAAAAGCAAGAGCCTGCAAAGCCTGAAACGGAGGTCAAATAAATATGGCGAATCCTCTTTTTAATGCACTAGGCGGCGGTATGCCCGCCATGCCAAACCCTATGGGTCAGTTTGGCCAGATGATGCAGCAGTTCCAGCAGTTCCGTGCAAACTTTCAAGGCGACCCGAAAGCAGAGGTGCAAAAGCTGCTGCAATCCGGCAAAATGTCACAAAACCAGCTGAACCAGCTGCAGGCGATGGCGCAGCAGTTTCAGCAGTTCCTTCCCCATTAAACTTCTTTCCAGACAAAGCCTTTACAAGACTTAATCCTACCTTTTGCGCAGTTGATGATTGTACAAGGCTTACATCCGTAAGCTCTGGCAGCTTCGGAATACCCACTCCACACCTTCATAAAGTCACCAGATTTTGTGTATTGGGCAACCGGTTTGCTCAATGGGTTCAAAGACCCAGTTCTACCGCGCATATTAGAATCGGCACGAAGCCCTGTTGCAATTGCGTGTTGTGTATTCCCCTTTCGAGAAATCCATTCGAGATTTTCAACAAAATTATTGCTCTTGTTTCCGTCAATATGATTTACACAAGGCAGATTTTCTGGATTTGGAAGAAATGCACTTGCAACAAGAACGTGAACGGACTTGTTTTTCTTTCCCGATTTATTGCAGAGCATTACCGTTTTGTATCCGCTTTTATGGCTTTTGAGAACAAGATTCTTAGATTTTCCGGTGTGGTTATAATTCATGCTTTTTACGTTTCCACAATCGCTCACTTCATATAATCCTTCGTATTCAGGAACAGGTAACCAATTCTCCATAAAAACCTCCGTATAGCATGGTGGATTTATCTGTTTCTATTATACCACAAAAATACAATATCTGCGCAGATTTGTATAAAAAATTTTGAAAGGAGCTTACTATGAGCTTATCTACCGATTCTCCTATGATGACTATGCCGGTTCAGCCTGCAAATACCTGTTCTAATGGTGGTTTTGGCTGGGGTGACGGCGGCTTGCTCTGGATCATCATCTTGTTCCTGTTCGCCTTCTGCGGCGGCTGGGGCGGCAACTGGGGCGGCAATGGCAACACCGGTGCCGGTGTCGTTGACGGCTACGTCCTGACCTCCGATTTTGCCAACATCGAGCGCAAGATGGATGGTATCAACAACGGCATGTGTGATGGCTTCTACCAGCAGGCGCAGCTTGTCAACGGCGTGCAGCAAACCGTGAACAACGGCTTTATGTCCGCAGAGATCAGCCGCGCAAACCAGCAGGCGGCGTTTATGCAGCAGCTGTTTGCCATGCAGATGCAGCAGCAGGAGTGCTGCTGCGAGAACCGCTCTGCCATTCAGGGCGTCAACTACAATCTGGCCACCCAGTCCTGCGAGACCCGGAACACGGTGCAGAACACCACCCGGGACATCATCGACAACCAGAACCAGAACGCCCGCGCCATCCTTGACGCACTGACTGCACAGCGCATCGAGGCAAAGGACGCAAAGATCGCCGAGCAGGGGCAGCAGCTGTTCGCAGCACAGCTGGCGGCATCTCAGGCAGCCCAGAACGAAACGCTCAAGGCCTACATGAGCGGTCAGCTGGCCTACTACAACCCGCGTCCTGTGCCCGCATTCCCTGTCCCCGCACCCTACCAGTACGGTAACTGCGGCACCGGTTGCGGTTGCAACGGTTGCGGCTAACCGAATAACGGCAACTTCCGAGGATTTCTCGGATGTTCAGCCCCAGAGCTGATTTTGCAAACCAGAGCGCCGGGGCAGTAGTCCCGGCGTTTCTATTACGAAAGGAGCCGATAAAATGGCTGAATTTACCTCTACCACGATTCAGACCGTGGCAGCCGGTCAGAATCTCCCCTTGACCGAAACCGCTATCAAGGGGTCAAACTGCATCAACCACCGAGCAGGTGCTGGTAATGTGACGCTGCGTGGACTTACGAACCAGTGCAAGGCACTGTTCAAAGTGAGTTTTGGCGGCAACATCGCCATCCCTACCGGAGGCACTGTGGGCGCAATCTCTGTGGCGTTGGCTGTCGGCGGCGAGGCGCTCAACAGCGCAACCGCAATCGTCACCCCGGCGGCAGTGGATCAGTACAGCAACGTCTTTACGGCGGTGTTCGTGGAAGTCCCCCGGGGCTGCTGCGTTACTGTGGCGCTCAAAAACACTAGCACGCAGGCAATCAGCATTGCAAACAGCAATCTGATCGTTGAGCGGGTAGCATAAGAAAGGAGATAAAGTCATGCTGGATAAATTGAATCATCTGAAAGATGAGATGTGCGAAGAGCTCATGGAGCTGACCGACAAAAAGAATCGATCCCCTGGCGATGTTGAGATGATCGGCGAGATCGTGGATATCATTCTGGACATCCACCGCATCAAGGATTATTGCGAGGGTGGCGAGTACAGCCGTGCGGGCGAGTGGGAAGCTGACATGCGCGGATCCTTCAGCCGCGACGCCGGAAACGGTTACAACCGGGGCAACAGCTACGCCAACCGCGGTCGGCATTATGTTCGCGGTCACTACTCACGCGGCGATGGCCGTGAGCGCATGATCTCCGACATCGAGGACATGATGCAGGAAGCCACCGGTGCAGAGCGTGACGCATACAAGCGAGCCGCTGACATCTTGCGCAACGCATAAGAAAGGGGGCGGCAGGCATGGATATCGTGGAGATCAACGAACACATCCGCAAACTGAAATGCGAAGAAACGAACTGGCAGAGCGTGGAAAAGCTTGCCGCCCTCTGCACTGTGCGGGACGAGCTGGAAGAAGCACACGCACCTGAAACGCAGACCCAGGCATTGCCGCCCGCGACTTATGCGGCGGCGTACTCCACAGCAGCGGAACCACAAAGCGACTTTGTGGCGGCTGCCAGCTCTGTTCCTTTCGGCGGTCTGATGCAGGTGCTCGACAGACACATGAACGCAATAAAGCTGGTGTACCCGAAAGAGTATGAGCTAGTAATGCGGAAGATTGTCTCTTTGTCTGAGTGACGATGCCCAATAGGCTGAAGGCACAGGGAAAGTAAGTCGCCCGGCCAAAAAAAGCCATACATAGCAGCAGCCCCGGGAAGCCTGACGGTTCCTCGGGGCTGTTTTTGCGTTTATAAAGCTGTTTTTCAGCGGTGTGTTACCAAAAATGTTACCATGATAAAGAAAAGAACGTCAATTCTCAGCGAAATGACGTTCTTTTTACATGGTGGAGGCGATGGGAGTCGAACAATTAAAAATGATGGATTGTCGTCAAAAATTCATCTGGGATGCACGAAAGGACGAAGGAATAATACGGATTTGTTGGGTTATGCCCGATTCGTTTTTTGACATTTAGAAAAAAGAGTGTTACCAAATGTGTTACCAGAATCACCCTTGAGCCTTCCTGAATGCAGCGGTCGTTGCAGCCGCCAAATCTTCTCGCTGGCCCTGCAATTCATGATGGTACACGCCGGAAGTGTCCATGTTCTTGCTGTGACCAACCAGCATTTTTAGCTGGCTGTCAGTCAGGACGCTTGATTCAACGCTGACAAAGGTGTGCCGTAGCTCGTAAAGTGAGACTTTCGGCTCAAGCCCGTTTGCTTCCTGATACGATTCCCAGCGTCGATAGAGCGCATGCTCTGACGGAATCTGAAACAGCGGCGTATTGTATTGTAGCAGTATGCCTTGAGCCTTTAGGAGCTGTACCTGCGCCTCATAAGCATCCCGTGCTTCCTTGCCCATGTCAAAAGAGCGGATGGCGTTTTCATTCTTTCCGGTGGTCTGCTCCCGGTGCACGTTGATGCTGCGCCGAAGGCTGACCGTGTTCCCCTTGATGTCACCATACCAGAGACCAATCAGCTCCCCGGGGCGCAGGCCGGTCGCAACTGCAAATCGGTAGGCGTAGATATATTCATCAAATACCAGTTTTCCATAGTAGGTGCGGGTGTCTACGCTAAACAGAACCTTCAGGGCGGTGGGCTGCAAGATCGTGCGTTTCCCCATCCTGGCATTCTTCGGGATAGCCAGGTCGGGGTGGAGCGTGGTGTACCGGTTTTTCCTGCACCACTTGACAAAGGCGGTTTCCGCAGCCCGGATCGTCATAAGCGTCTTTCGGCTCAACGGCTGGTTTGAGATGGGCTTGCGCTGGTTCTTTTTCTGTGAGCGCTTCCGGAACGAAACGTCGATTGCCTTTTGAAGATCGCCCTCGGTCAGCTCGTCAATGCGGATATTCCCACAGGTCGGCAGGATGTAGCAGTCTCCGTAACGCTGGCATTGTGTCACATAGGACGTCCCGCAGGTGAGCTTCAGCTCTTCTACCCACTCTGAATAGAGTGCAGCCACCTTCTTCCTGCCGTCCCGAATGCTATCATCAAGCCATGCATCCGCTTTTGCGTTTGCTTCCCGTTGTCCTGTCCGGCCCGGCGTGCTGCTGTAAAACCGTTTGCGGGTGCCGTTCTTCTGAACCGCGATGCACCAGCGCTTTTCCTTTTCCACCCAAAATGCCGTGTTGACCCGTTTTTTCATAAAATCCACCTCCATACACAAGAGTACACTGTGCCGCTGCCCTTGGGACGGCTGCGCTTTTTTCTTTGCTGCGGAACGGCTTCCGGCTGCTTCTTCCCGAACCACGGACAAAAAGAAGCACCATCCGGGATCTCCTTCCGGCAGCATGATCTCACGCATTTCATGGCTTACTCCTTTTTCTTCCCGATATATCCAAAGGCACCATTTTCAGCAGCGGCCCTTCCGGCCTTGTAGTTGATCTTCAGGTCGTCAATGGGAGGTTGTGGAGCGTCCGGGCATGGGTCAAGGCCCGCGATCTGCGCATAGGTATACTGGTCTATGATGGTCCCGCACACGCTGGCCCGGTTATTCAGAGGGCAGTGCAGGTTTGCAGCTATTTCCGATATGACAGCAGGCGGGCTGCTGCCGTGACGGCCCTTCAATATGAAGAGAAGCAGCCTTTTCGTCAGCGGCGGCAGGTTTACCACGAGACGGCACAACTCCGCGTTTAGCTCATCGTTGGCCTTGCCGTCATCCGGCACCGCGTACAATTCCGGGTGCAGTACCTCCATAAATACCGCGATGGGCGACACCCCGCAGGAAGAGCACCAATCCATGATCTCGTCACTGTCCGGACTGGACTGCCCTTTCTCCCAGTTCTGCACGGTGCGCTCGTTCTTCCCTATCAAAATCGCCATCTCGCGTTGGCTCAAACCCGCTTTCACACGCGCCTTTGCCAGAGCAGCACCAATTTTCGCAGCTGTAAAATAACTCATACACACCCTTCCCCCTCAAATATAATGCGTGAAAAAAACAAAAAATGGCGCAGAAAAAATCTGCGCCATTCGACAAAATTTTCTCTGATTTCATTTTCCAATGGCGCATGGTAGAATTTGGTACATAAGTTGACACAATTACCAAAAATCAGGAGGAAAACAAAATGAAAAACGGCCAAACCAGCAACAAAGACCCGGAAATGACCATCATTGACGGAATGCCCGCCAGCGTGCTTACCGGCACAGCCAAAACCCCGCAACCTTGGGAGGATTGAACCATGACCAACAAAAAGACCGCCTGCTTCTGCAACCACATCCGCGCCGCGCTTGCCTGTTACGTTGATATGACCCCGGAGCAGCAAGCCCTTGCCGCCATGTACGCCAACCGCAAGATCACCGGCTTGCACACCCTGCGCGCCGCAGCGGTAAGCCCCGGCGGGGAGTGCGCCGCCAAGTTGTTGCAAAAAATGCAGCAGCTGGACAACGGCGACCAGTAACAAAGCGCATATTTTGCGCGAAGTAAGCGTAAACCGCGCGTTTTTAGCTTAAAAGTGCGCGTAAATCGCGCGATTCAGCGCAAATGTCAAATTTTCAGCGCATTTTTGCGCAATTAAAACCGATTGACGATTACGCCAAACGGTTGTACAATGCAGTTGTAAGCAAGTTTACAGGCCAAGCAACTGAGATTTCTTTGCGTTGTACTCCGCTTCCGTGATGGCCCCCATATCCAGTAGCTGTTTAAACTTTAAAAGCTCATCAGCGGCGCTGGGGGCAAGCGGAGCGGCAGCCTGCGGCTTCTCATGGCTAACTTTGCAGCTCTTGAGAAACGCAGTCATTCCGCCTGGATAAACCGTTGTCGGCAAGCTGCTTTCGCCCAGTGGAAGCGCAAAGTGGATAGACACGCTCTCCTTAATGCGACCCTTGCGGGTCTCTGTTTTGGCGGTGGAAGCGCCCACGATCGCGCCCACAGGTCCAGCAACGGCTGCGCCTATTACTGCACGCCCAATGCCGCCCTTGGTTTCGGTCACCGTCAGATCGTCAGGCGCATCCGATTCGTACCCTGCGACTTCATCAAAACTGTAAATCATGCGTGGACCTTTATCACCACTGCGGTGTCCAAAGTAAAACAGCCGGTTGACCTTGTCGATAGAGACAAAGAGTGCATCGCGGTCAAAGATGGAATCGGTCTCTTTAAATGTTCTGCGGCGGCTTTCCAGTGTAGCCCAGTATTCCGCAAGTGCAGCTGTCGGTTGCTTTGCTGCACGGATGCCCAATTTTGAAAAGAAAAAGTTGCTGCACCCGGCACAGATCAGGCCGTCCGCGCTCTTCTCGCGGTTCAGCAGACCCAACTTGCCGCCGCAGACGGGACAGATACTTGCCATGATAACCACCTCACACATATTAAATACTGCATCAGATAGGAGGACACAATGAACGAAACAGACCGACAAGGCTACATCGACGCTATTATCAAGCTTCTGGAACGCGCAGACCTGCGGGCGCTGCGCCTGATCTGGATCCACGCAAAAGGTCTTGTAAAATAGAATCAAGGTAGCAAAAGAAGGGAAGCCCTTACGGGTTTCCCTCTTTTTTTTGCAGCTTTTCAGCCATCCGCTCCAAAAGCTTCCAGTCCTCCGGCTCCAGTTCGGCCAGCATCTCAACAAACCGGCGCTTGAAGTCGTCACCCTCGTCCTCCGTGATCTCGGTAAGGAAGCTGGTGATCTTCTCCGATCTGGTGATCTGGTTGAACATCTCCCCTTCACCTGTCCGCAACCACGTCTCGTTGACGTTAAACTCGCGGCAGATATCGGAGATCGTTCTGTCACTGGGGACTCGCGTGCCGCTTTCGATCATCCACATAAAGTTACGGGACAGACCTACTTGCTCTGCAAACTTCTCTTGCGTAAGGCCTAAGCTCTTGCGGACAAGCGCGATTCGTTCGTTCATTTACTTGCCCTCCTTACGCTTCATATTATAGTGCAAAAATCTAACTATGTCAACTTATTTTTGAAAAATTCTCAAAAAAGATGCTTGCAAAATCTAACTATGTGTGCTATACTAATCTCACAAGGTTAGCAAACGCAAGCAAACAGGAGGTTTGACATGGGGGATATTTATGATCTTGCAATTCACGCAAGACGCAACCGGGAAGTAGCTGATGTGGACGGCGTTAGTTATGTTGTACCCACAATGGGTTACAACTGGTTCCACTGGAAGGGATGCCGCTGGTCTGGCCAATGGATTCACGGCGCGGAAGCCGAGACGCATTTCGGCACATTACAAGTATACGACAACGGCACATGGCATCCAGTCGTTGCTTTTTCTCACGGTTATATGGGCCCGGCGGTGGACTACACCGTGGCCGGCGTGAAGATGTTTAAGGAGGTCTGAACGATGCTTATCAATATCGAGTATCTTGGCACAGACGGTCAGGTTTACATTGCTACGGCAGAGGTCTATGAATCCTCGGAAGCCAAAGCGTTTGCACAGGCGGTTCTGGACTTTGAAGCGTCTTTTACAGGAGTTGCGCACATTTTGAAGGTGAAGAACGTAACGCTTGGTGCAGACCGTAATTGAACGATTACCCCCGCCTGATGATGACCCTGTGGCAAGGGTCGAAACCACCCGGCAGCCAGCCGGGCAAGGTCGCGGGAGCCAACCGCAGAAGGAGATGATAATTTTGGCAAAGACGAAGAAGAACCGCACCGATCTGGCAGCAGAACGGTACAGCATCCCGGCAGATGGAGCACACGCAGCGGATACGCTCATCAACGTGCTGTTCGACGACTTAGAGCCGCAGGACAAGCTGTCCCTGCTCTGGATGGGCATGGGCATGGCAGCGGTACGCAAGAACGACAGCCAGAACAACCATGACGGGGTGGCGTAAGGAGGACAAAACGGTATGAACAACGAAAAAAAGCCCAGCCGCAAGCACGACTGGACTACAACAAGGATTCTGGCTTTGACGCTTTGCATTCAGGTTGCAACACTTGTTTTGCAGATCGTCAATCTGGTGCGAAAGCTTAGAGGATAAACGCAAGGAGGCAAGCAACTGTGAAGAATCACGAAATTCAGTTCATCGCTCTTTGCATTCAGATTTTGGCTTTGGTGGTCATTTTACTAAAGAAATAATCATGGATGCGATGGCAACACCGATTGCAAGGAGATCATAAAGCCGGTCAATTTGCTTTTCTTTTGCTTGTTCGCGGTCTTTGATTTCCTGCTTTTGCTGGCTTTCTTCAAACTGCTGGCGCAGCTGCTTCAAATCTTCCGCATACCGCCGCTGTACATCATACAGTGTAGGCTGCTGCGAGACTTGCGGACCGGAATAATTCACTTTGCTGGCGTTCAGAATGCGCTCTATTTCATCTGTACGCTGGTTCATGGATCCCCGCTGATTCATTTTTTCACCCCCTCCCGCTCAAGTATAGCACAGGAGGGGCAGAGTACAAGGAGGACAAAACAAGACTATGACAGACATCATCTTATCTACCCAGAACGGCGAGCCGGTGGCATCCAGCCGCCAGATCGCCGAGAGTTTCGGCAAGGAGCACAAGCACGTTCTGGATTCCATCAAAAATCTGGTGGCCGAAAATTCGGCTGCCAAATCCATGTTCTACGAGACAACGTTTGAGAACCGCGGCAAACAGTACCCCATGTACCTGATGAACCGTGACGGCTTTACGCTGCTGGCTATGGGCTTTACCGGCAAGGCAGCGCTGGAATGGAAGTTGAAGTACATCCAGGCGTTCAACGCCATGGAGAAGCAGCTGGCACAGCGCCCGCAGCTTTCCCGGGCTGAACTGATGGCGCAGGCTCTGATTGCCGCCCACGATGAACTGGAGCATAAAGACCGGCAGATCGCGGAACTTACGCCCAAGGGCATCTTTGCAGACGCGGTAACCGCCAGCAAGAAGAGCATCCTTGTGGGCGAACTTGCAAAGCTGCTGTGCCAGAACAGCGTGCAGATCGGGCGGAACCGGCTGTTTGTCTGGATGCGCGAGCACGGATACCTCATCAGAGACCCCAAGCGCAGCGACTACAATATGCCCACGCAGCGCGCCGTGGAGCAGGGTCTGTTTGAGACCAAGGAGACCACCGTGGTGCACTCCGATGGGCACACCAGCATCAACAAGACCCACAAGGTGACCGGCAAGGGGCAAATCTACTTTGTGAACCTGTTTTTGAAGGGACGCGACCCGGCGGGCAGGCTGCGCGAGGGAGGGCAGCATCAAAGAAAAGAGGTCGAAGCATGATGAAGGTCATACAGGGCACCTTCCGGCAGATCCCGTACTGGAAACTTCGGGGCCGGTTCCACAGCTGCGGCTACCGCGATCAGGAAGTCGCTAAGTATATCGGCATTGGCCGGGACACCATGAGCGGCAGGATGCAGGGGCACAATCCGTGGACAAGCGCAGAGATCACAGCAATGTGTGAACTGCTGGACATCCGACAGGATGAGATCGGGGAACTGTTTTTCCCCTCACTTGAGAAAGGAGAATCCGCATGAAGCTCAAATCTACTACTTACTACTGGTTGGCTGCCATTTTTGGCGGCGTTGGAATTGGCACAGCTATGGGCGCAGAGGGCACCGCTCAGACCACCGGATACATCTCCGGCGCACTGTTTGCTGTGTCGCTGGTGCTGATTCTGGCCGCTGTTCTTCTGGCTCGTCTTGGCTTTGCCGCAGAGGACAGGGAGAAAGCCGCAAAGCGGCGCAAGTACGGCAAGATCAACCGCACCCACGCCCGCAACCCGGAGTACCCGGAGAATCAGGAGCGTGGGGCATGATGACGGCCAAAGAGTACGTTGAGGGCAAAGTAAAGTCCTACACGCGGCTTGCCGAACGTTGCAGGCGAGAAGCCGAAGCCTCAGATGACATTGTTGTCCGGGCTGGATACTCCGCACGAGCAAACGTCTGGGAGATGTGCGCCGAAGAAATGGACAACGTGCGGGAGATGCTGCAAGAGGAATCTGAGGAGATCACGTATGCCTGACACTGTCCACCATGTCATGTGGTACACCGTGTACGATGCAAAAACTGGCAATCTTCTTACATCCGGCACATCTGATATGTGCGCCCGGCGTCTTGGCTATAAAAGTGCAAACAGTTTTGCATCCTCGGTTTATCATTGCCGCAAGAAAAAGAGAAAGCCGCACAAGTATTCCTTTTTTCAAGAAGTCATAAAGCGCGATGAGGTGGACAGTCTGCCGCCGATACGCCGCAAAAAAAGAAGAGCCTGCCCGTGCGCCAACACGGACAAGCCAAAAGGGTGATGAGTCTATCCGCCCATCACCACAAAAATACCACAACGTGCGGCAAACCGCAAGGAGGTAAAACGTGAAAACCTTAATTTTTATCGTTCTGTGCGCAAACCTTTGGTACATCGCCCTTGGCTGGCGGCACAATAACAGGAGGTGAGCGGATGGCGCTTTTAAAGGTCTATGATGTTACCAAAAAGCAGCCGGATGACCTTGTTTCATCGCAGAATATCGCAGACGTTTCGGACGCGATCATCATTGCTGACGAACTTGTAAAGCGAGAGCCCGCCTATTTGTACAAGGTATTTGATTCCAGCATGAATGTTGTTTATATGAGGTGAATTTTTATGCAAAGCGATTCACAAAAGCGCCTTGCAAGGCGTGCCAGTATCAAGGAACTTTCCAACAAGGCCGAGGGCATCTATTACTACATCAAGCCGCAAAATATGCTGTTCAGGCTTATCAGTGCTGGCAATGAACTTGCCAGCGCAATCAACGGCGCAGTGGCATATTTCACGAATTTTGCACAGAGCGGCAGCATGGATGACACCGCGAGCCGCGAGGTCATAGACCGCATCTACCGCAAGGTGGGCAGCATGATGTGCGATATTGACATCATCCACGCGGCCGGCGGTGCAGAAATCATGCCTGAACCGTATGAAAGCATAGATTTTTGTTACATGATTGAGTTCCGCACCTTGCTGCGGGAAGCAGTCATCAATGGTCTGCCGGATGATTACAAAGGCGTGCAGCAGAACCCGACACAAATCCAACTCATTAAGCCCGGCATTGCGTACAATGTCGCAATCCCAGATGAGTATGACGATCCGTTTTTTGACCAGTTTGTCCGAAAAGAAGAGCAGCGAGACCGGAAAATCGTATTCCGGTGCACAAAGTCAGAGCTTGACGCAATCAAGCGTTATGCACATATCATCGATGTAAAATACACTGAGGAGGAGATTCATCATGCCTGAGACCAAAATCGAAAAGACCCCTGTTGAGCAGCTTCAGAAGCCCGCAACGCAAACCGAACCCCTTACTCCTGTCAATCCTCATATCGCGCCCGCACAGCGTGCCCTCTCCTACGCTGAGAAAGTGCGGGGATTGACCGCAGACGAACGCATCTGGCAGTTGGCAAAATCCAAGGCCGTTGCGCTGTCCAATCTGCCGGACGGCTGGCTGCCCAAGACCTACGCGGGCAATGTTGGTGCTTGCGCCATCGCCTGCGACATGGCGCAGCGCATGGGCACCACAGAGTTGTTTGTGATGCAGAACCTTTACGTTGTCTACGGCCAGCCTACTTGGAGCGGCAAAAGCTGCAAAGCACTTATCGACAACAGCGGCCAGTTTGCAGGCCGTTCCCGCTATCGCATGGAAGGTCAGGAAGGCACGGACACATGGGGCTGCCGCCTGATTGCCGTGGACAAGCTGACCGGCGAAAAGGTGGAAGGACCGAAGGTCACGGTGCAGATGGCAAAGGATGCAGGATGGTGGAACAAAAACGGTAGCTACTGGCCGAAGATGACCGAGATGATGCTCAAGTACCGCGCCGCCGCCTATTTTGCCCGCGCTGAGTGCCCGGAAGTGCTGATGGGCGCAAACATCGACTACGAGGCCGGTGCTGGTGACAGCGCAGAGGAGGAACCGAACCATGCTTAACGTCGTAGCAATCATGGGTCGCCTTGTGGCAGACCCGGAACTCCGCACCACCCAGAAGGGCACCAACGTGTGCACCTTCCGCATTGCCTGCGAGCGCAGCTATACCCCGAAGGGCCAGCAGCGTCAGGCTGATTTTGTGGATATCGTGGCATGGGGCAAGACCGCCGAATTTATCTGCAAGTTCTTCCAGAGGGGCAGCATGATTGCCGTTGACGGAAGCTTGCAGACGCGGCAGTATCAGGACAAGCAGGGCAACAAGCGCACGGCGGTGGAGGTTCTTGCAAACAATATCAGCTTTGCAGGCGCTAAGACGGCAGATAAGCCCGCTGCGCGCGATTTTGACCGGCAGACGCAAAACTACACCCACGAAGAAAAAACCGCACAGAGCGCCCCGCAGCCCCGTTTCACGGATGGGCAGTTGGATGCCATACCGGAAGCATAGCGATACAATGCCGATTCTGCCGTGTTCTCGGACACCGACGACCTGCCGTTCTAATTATGATCAAAACCGATTTATTCGCAGAGCGACTGAAAGAGCTGCGCAAACTGAGTGGTGATTCCCAAAGAAAACTTGCGGAAAAGCTTTTTATTTCGCAAGTCACCGTTTCCTGTTATGAGCAGGGGCGAGCAAGACCGAGTTTTGAAACGTTGGTGGCTATATGCAAACTATACGGAACATCATCCGACTACTTGCTTGGGTTGACAGATGATGACCCATCCGACGAGTTCAGAAAGAACCGGCATTGACATAAACAAAAACTAAGGAGTAAATGCAAACAATGAGTGTAAAAGGATATAAAGTTTTTAATTCTGACTGGACGTGTCTCGGCAAACAGTATTCTTGCCCGGGAACCTTTGAAGAATCTGTAAGTCCGTCTGTCTGCAATGCGGGTATGCACTTCTGCAAGAATGCCGCCGACTGTTTCCGTTATTACGATTTTGACCCGAACAGCCACGTCGCTGAAGTGATCGCCCACGGCACGGTTGCAGAGGGCGATAATAAGTGTGCAACGAACAAGTTGGAAATCGTGCGGGAAATCCCTTGGGCTGAAGTCCTTGAGATCGTGAATACGGGAAAGTCTTGCACTGGACGTTGCAACAGCGGCAACAGGAACAGCGGCGACAGCAACAGCGGCAACAGGAACAGCGGCGACAGCAACAGCGGCAACAGGAACAGCGGCAACTGGAACAGCGGCAACTGGAACAGCGGCAACTGGAACAGCGGCAACAGGAACAGCGGCAACTGGAACAGCGGCAACTGCAACAGCGGCAACTGGAACAGCGCCAAGAGGACCAGAGGCAACTGCAACAGCGGCAACTGCAACAGCGGAAATTGCGACAGCCGCGACTGGAATGAGGGCAACT